GTGCTACAAGGGAGACGATATTTTTTTTAACTCAACCAGCCCCAAAACAGGACAATCCAAGAGATAAACGCCGCGTTTGCGACCCAATCTGAAACGGATTTTCTGTGTTGTAATAATTCTACCACAGAACGGAGGCGAAATAAATGCCAAAGCAAGTCACTACGGCGGCACGAAACAGGTACTGCCAAGCACGTATGAGGGCGGCACAGTACAATGACAAGTTCTTTTCGAGAGCAGGCGCGGCAGAAGCCTTGCCCGGAGTCACAGAAGACTCGCTCAAAAAATACGAACTCGACATCGTAAGACCATCGAACGATGTGGTCGCCCTTATGGCGGACGCATATAACGAGCCGGAACTGCGAAATTGGTACTGCACGCACGAATGCGCGCTCGGCAGATACACCAGAGAAATCGAAGCCGCCGCGCCGGAAAAAACGGCGATACGACTATACAACACCATCTCCGCCCTGCGAGAGACTACGGACGCGCTTTTTACGATGCTTGACGGTTGCGTTACCCGTTCGAGCATGCAAGAACTGCCGAGACTGAAAACGGGCTTCATCGAAGCCAGAAAAAGACTCGACGAAGCCCTCGCAATGGTGGAAAAGATGGAGAAAGGAGAGTTTGTTGATGAAGAGTAACGCCAGAAACCCCAACGCTAAAAGAGAGGAGGCAGAGACGCAATGAACCTGAAAGAAAAAGCGGAACAGCACCTCGGCGCAGCTATGGACGCAGAGGAGTATTACAAGTCCCTCGACCTTGCGGTGCAGAAACTCAACCGCATAAACGCGAGAGAGGGGACAAATCACGGAGAAGACTACCTCGCAATGCTGATTGCGGAGCAGGCTCAATTCTCACGCTTTTCCGCATACTGCGATGAAATGCACCGCGCCAGAGTCGCAGAAAAAAAGACAGGCACGCAAAACTGCGCGCCCATCACAACCCACTACCATTATAGCACGCGCGGAATTTTATGTCAAGAGGTATTTTGAAAATGCTTACACAATCGGACATCAACTCGTACAGAGTAACGACCCTCCGACACGGGCAGGAACGCCGCTACGGAGACACAGTCGGAGAGTACAGCATCTTTTCCCACTCGCCGGAGAGCGAGGTCAAGAGATTTTGCACCGAAACCCTGCGCCCGTGCAAGACAGAAAAGCAGGAAGCCACATCACCGTTCGAGACTTATTACGAGTTTTGGAGAACGGGAGAAAACGAATACAGATACAAGGTCACAGAGCCTTATTGTGATTAACAGGAGGAAACGCAATGGAAGAAACCAGAGAAATGGTCGCCCCCGAAACAACGGGAGAGGCGGCGCAGCTTATCGTCATTAAGCAGTTACCCATCATTCAGGAGCAGTTATATATGATTAAGTCGCAGGTCGAGGCGGTCGTCGCCGAGGCACTTGCGATGGAAGTCACCGAGGACACCGTCGTCGCCATCAAGGATAAGCGCGCGGAACTCAATAAGATGTTTGCCGCGTTCGAGGAACGCCGCAAGGAAGTTAAGAAAGCCGTCCTCGCGCCCTACGACGCATTCGAGGAGGCGTTCAAGGAGTGCATTACGGTCCCGTTCAAGGGAGCAGACGCGGAACTGAAAAGCCGCATCGCATTTGTTGAGAACGGCGTAAAGGATGGAAAGCGCGCGGAGGTCGCCGCATACTTCGCAGAGTACGCCGAAAGCCTCGACATCGACTTTGTAACGTTCGAGGATATGAACCTGAAAGTAAACCTTTCCGACAGCAAAAAGAAATTGCAGGCGGCGGCAAAAGCATTCCTCGACGGCATCGAGTCGGGTATGAAGATGATTGCCACATTTCAGGAGCATTCCGACGAAATTATGGCGGAGTTCAAGCGCAACGGATATGATGCGAGCGCGGCAGTCGTGACGATCTCGAACAGACACAAAGCCATCGAGCGCGAGCAGGCAATCGCAGAGGAAAGAAAGCAGAGAGAGGCAGAGCGCGCGGCGCACGAAGCACGCCTGCAGGCAGAGATGGACGCGCAGGCGAAAACGATGCCCCAGAACGAGCCTATTTCCGCCCCTGTGAGCGTTGTTGCTCCGACCGAGCAGAAACCCGTAGAAGACGGAAACGGCGTGTCTGCGGAGTTTACTGCGCCGCAGGACGAATTTGCAATGACCTTTACCGTAACAGGAACGCTCGACGAATTGCGAGCAGTAAAAAAATTCTTAATCGACGGAGGATACAAGTATGTCGCAGAATAATTTGCAACCCACTACACCCCAGCAGCCTGCACAGCAGAAAAGCCGCTTTTCGGTGGCTATCACCACTCCCCAGTACAAGACCCTTATCGCAAACACTCTTTCCGACCCGAACAGATGCAACCGTTTTATTGCATCAATCACATCGGCGGTCAGCGTAAACCCTGCTTTGCAGGATTGCACGCCGCAGACAATCATCGCAGGCGCGCTCCTCGGCGAGAGCCTTAACCTCTCCCCGTCGCCGCAGCTTGGACACTACTACCTCGTACCGTTTGAGCAGACGCTCAAAGACCAGAACGGCAATATCCTTTATGTCACGGACGCAGACGGAAACAAAGTCAAGGACGCAAAAGGCAGATGGATGAAGCAGACCATCAAGAACGCGCAGTTCATTCTTGGCTATAAGGGCTACATTCAGTTGGCAATCCGTTCGGGATTTTACAAGCATATCAACGTCCTCGAAGTAAAAGAGGGCGAGTTCCTTTCCTACAACCCTTTCACCGAGGAATTTGCCGCCAGATGGATTGCAGACGCATTCCAGCGCAAAAAGGCAAAGACAGTCGGCTATGTCGCGCTGTTCGAGTACCTTAACGGCTTCCGCAAACTGTTCTATTGGACGAAAGAGGAAATGCTCATTCACGCGGACACCTATTCCGCCGCATTCTCCGCAGAGGCGATGAAGAAAATCGAAGCAGGAGAAGTGCCGGAGAACGAGATGTGGAAGTACAGTTCGTTCTGGTACAAAGACTTCGACGGAATGGCGAAGAAAACGATGCTCCGCCAGCTCATTTCCAAGTGGGGCGTGATGTCGACCGAGATGCAGACCGCATTCGAGAGAGACGACAGCATCGCGGACACGGACGGAAAGCAGCTTGTGTTCGGAACACCGGACGCGCTCGACCTTGCCGACCCTCCTGCCGGGTATTTGACCGATGCGGCGACACCGCTTGAAGAAGCGCAGGCGGCAACCGCAGGAGCGAAAAAGGTAAACATCGACGATGTGTAATATTCCGTATCAGGTAATCGGGACGGGGTCGACAGGAAACGCCGTCCTCCTGAACAATCACATTCTCATTGATTGCGGCGTGCCTTACAGAGCCATCGCACCGTATGCAAAGCAAATACAACTCGTACTCCTCACGCACATTCACGGCGACCACTTCAACGCCACGACCGTGCGCAGGCTTGCGGCGGAGAGACCGTCTCTCCGCTTCGCAGGCGGCGCGTGGCTTCTCCGCGATATGGTGGACGCAGGAATAAGCAAGAGGAACATCGACGTGCTGGAATGCGGAAAGATGTACGGTTACGGCATCGCTTCTATTATCCCCGTAATGCTCAACCACGATGTACCGAACTGCGGATATAAAATCCACTTTGCAGGCGCAAAAGTGTTCTACGCAACGGACACCAACGACCTCAACGGCATCTCGGCAAGAGGCTACGACCTTTACCTCGTGGAAGCAAACTACGAGGAGGAGGAGATACACCGCCGCATCAAGGAAAAAGAGATCGAGGGAGCATACGCCTACGAAAAAAGCGTACTCCATAACCACCTTTCAAAAGAAAAGTGCGACGCGTGGATATACGCAAACGCCGGACACACCAGCGAATACATATATCTGCACCAGCACCGAGACCGAACAGGAGCGTAAAATGGGAAGATATATACACGACAAAAGCCTCAGCCTCAAAGCAATGGGGCTTATGACTCTTATTCTGTCCCTGCCTCACGGCGCAGACCTTTCCATAAAGGGCTTGATGCAGTTCACCAAAGACGGGTACGAAAGCACGCGCAATGCGTTCCGAGAACTCGAAAAACACGGCTACATAAAGCGAGAAACTGCCAGAGGCAAAGACGGCACATACGCCGGGGAGCGTTTCGCAATTTACGAGAACGGAGGCGCGCCCGATGGAACGATTTGAAATTAAGCGTTCGGGTGGATTTACCACTATCCAGAACGAGATCATCAAGGACAAACGCCTGAGTCTGTCCGCGCTTGGACTTTTAACCGTTTTCTTTTCACTCCCCCCGACTTGGAATTATTCTATAAAGGGACTGGTCGCCATTCGCAGAGAAAAAGAGACCGCCATAAAGACCGCGATGCGCGAACTCAAAGCGGCAGGCTATCTCACGGTTGAAAAACTTTTGCCGGGCGAAACAGAAAGCGGACGCATCGAGTACAAATACACCGTCTACGATGTTCCGCAACCCATAGAAAAACAAGCGGCAGAGGAACAAGCGGAAGAAAAACAAGGGGTAGAAATTCTACCGCTTGAAGTTCTACCGACAGAAATTCCACCACAATACAATAATAATCAATCAATTCCTTATTTATCAAATAATCAAGGAACAAAGAAAGAGGATACACCCCAGCCGCCAAAGCGGCAGAGGCGCGTGTCGCAACTCACGCTGAGCCAAGCGGAGTCTTTCGCACGATTTTGGGAGATATACCCCAGAAAAGTCGCAAAGGAAAGCGCGGAAAAGGCGTGGGCTAAAATCGACCCACCCGAACATCTCGTATCTCGCATTATTTTGGCGGTGGAAAATCAAAAAAAGGTCGACAGCCGCTTCCGTGAAATTCGCTTCACACCGCACCCAGCCACGTGGCTGAACGGACGCGAATGGGAAAACACCTACGAGACAGGAGGTACACAAAATGGCGGAGAATTTAGACCGTCCACAGGATTTAGGACAGATTTCTGAATATGTAAAGGACGGCAGGATAAACGGGAAAGACGCGGCGGAACACAACGTACCGTCGAGCCACCCACAGCCGCCGCCTCAACCCTGCCCCTACTGCAATAAAACGCTTTACCACGAGGGAGTTTATCTTTGGGGCAACATCATTTGTTGGAGTCCGTCGCCGGAGCGTTGCGACTGCGCAGAGGCAAAAACCTATTGGGAAGTCGAAGACGCAAGGGTGGCGGCACAAAAAGCAGAGGAGGCGCGACTCGCAAAGCAAAAGGCGGCGCAGGAGCGATACGAAAAGCTGCTCGGCAAATCGGGTATGGGAAAGCGTTTTTTACAGCGCACCTTTGATACATACGAGTGCGACACGCAGGAACAGCACCGCGCATTCATCGTCGCAAAGAGATTTGCAGAGACTTTCAAAGAAAGACTCGAAGACGGCAGAGGGCTGTATATCGAGGGAACGAATGGCACGGGAAAAACCCACCTCGCCGCCGCGATCTCCTTGCAGCTTATGCGAGAATACTATACCGTCATTTTCCGCACTTATGGAGATTTGCTTGACGAGGTCAAGCGAACTTACGACCGAGAGGGCGGAACAACCGAATACGAACTCTCGCAGCTTTACCGAAACTGCGATTTGCTCATTATCGACGACCTCGGAAAAGAGCAATGCACGGACTGGTCGGTATCATTCCTCTACGGAGTAATAAACGACCGCTACGAGGGTATGCTACCCACCATTGTTACAACGAACTATGACGCGGAGGGGCTTATAAAAGCCCTCACGCCGAACGCGACGGGAGACAACCAAAAGGCGAAAGCCATTGTCTCACGTTTGCACGAAACATCGGTCGTCCTCACGATGGCGTGGGAAGACCACAGAACACCAAAAAGAAAGGCAGGAGGAGAAAATGGCAAGCCTCAATCTTAACAAAGTAATTCTCGCCGGGCATCTGGCGGACACGCCCGAACTGAAGCAGACGACGGGTCCCAACCCCGTTTCCGTTTGCAAGGTTAGGCTGATAGTAAACAGGCAGAGAAAATCGGACGGAACGCCGGGCGGAATGGACGGCTTTGATGTTATCGCTTGGAGAGGCGCGGCAGAGTTTGTGGCGCGCTATTTCCGCAAAGGACAGGCGATGTGCGTTACAGGAAAACTCCAAAATCGCAGTTATGAAAAAAACGGCGAGACGCGCTGGGTAACAGAAATCGTCGCCGACGAAATCAATTTCGTTGACAATGCGAACAGCAATCAGCAGAATACCGCTGTTGCGCCCCAGAATACCGCTGGAAGCGCGCAGACTGCAACGCCCACCAACAATGCGCCGCAGGCACAAACACCCCAGAGCGTACCCCAGCAGCAGTATTACGGGTCGCAGGACGACGACCTGCCATTCTAACAGGAGGACGACGAAATGAAAAAAACACTCTGCAGAGTTTTCAAAGCAATATTCAACGCGCTTGCCCTCTTGGTAGGAGCAGACTGTGAGGCGCGCAGACAGGCGGTCGACGACGGCATCTGTGATTTCAGCGGTCAGGGCAGAGACAAATACGGGAGGTAACGACCGTGATTGAAATATTCGAGAAAGAACGCTATTACGACGATAGCCCGTACACGGGACATTGCTATATGTACCCTACATATATGCGCAAGGACGGAAAAGAGGCATTTATGTTCAACCGCAGAGAGCCGGACGATGCTTGGCGGATCTCCGACAACGAACGGCGCAAACAGCACCTCATCGAGACGGACGGAGCGTATATGATGTTCAACGGCTATAAGAAAGACCCGTTTGAAATGCTCGACATTGCTGCGAGAAGAAAGCACCACCTCGTACAGCCTAACGATTATTTGAGAGGCGACTACGAGAAAAACGGCTTTGTCGACTTTATGGGAAACTTTCGAGAAGTCTCCGCCGCGTTCTTCTACCGCATTTACGACCGCGAGATGATGGAGAAAATCAAAACCGCGACCGAACACCTCAAAAAAGAGGAATGGGACAAAGTCGGAGGTAACAGAGCGTGACGCTACGAGAAGCAGACGAAGCCGCCGCGAAGCATCTTCCGATAGAGTCAGGCGGCATCGTCTATGTAAGAATACTGGAAATCGGATATAAGTACACCGATAACGGGGCGCGCGTACCGTTTGTCCGCCTTAAAGACAAAAGCGGACACAGCATAACGGACGCAGACCCCGTCAGGTGCAAAATCGTAGGAAACCCCACAGCACAGGAGGATGAAAAATGAACGTACTTATCGCGTGTGAGGAAAGCCAGCGCGTTTGCACGGCATTCCGCGCCAAAGGACACACGGCGTACAGTTGCGACATCGAAAGTGCGGGGGGGGGGCAGCCCTGTTGGCACATAAAAAGCGATGTTCTCCCCTTGCTCGACGGGAGGTGCGAATTTAAGACGCAGGACGGCGCACGGCATTTGCTGGAAACCAAATGGGACTTAATAATCGCGCACCCTCCCTGCACATTCCTTACATCAACGGGAAACAGATGGTTTGACACGGGAAAATACGGGAAAGCGGCTTGGGAAAGAATGAGGGAGCGAAACAAAGCAATCGCATTCTTTTACCGCTTTGTGATGGCAGACTGCGACCGCATCGCCATCGAAAACCCCATCGGAATTATGTCGACCGCGTACAGACCGCCAGACCAGATAACGCAACCTTACGAACACGGCGACCCGGAGCGAAAAAGCACTTGCCTATGGCTCAAAAACTTGCCGCAGCTTCGACCGACGAACATCGTCGAGCCGAATATCATCGTTTACAAGAACGGCAAAGGAACGGACTCGGCGTGGCACGTCAGCACAATGGGATTACCCAAAGAAGAACGAACGAAAATGCGAAGCCGCACATTCCCCGGCTTGGCAAAGGCTATGGCAGAACAATGGGGGTGAATAAAAAACAGGAGCGACGATATGAGCATCAAGCAATGGATACTCGAACATTTCTTCCGCGATCTTCTCGAAGAAAAGGCGCGGCAGGAAGAACAACTCAAAACCGTAACAGCGGAGAGGGACACATACAAGGCGGAACTCGACGCGATGGAGGCGCAGCACAACATCATCACGGCAGACTACGAAAACCGCAAACTGAACCCGAATGCGCGTCCCATTAAAGTTCCGCATTGCCAGACTTGCAGGCATTGCAAGAGGCACGAAGCAGGAGTCGGCAGAGTCATATTCTCCTGCACCATCGTCGCAAGGCGCATCAATGTAAACGAGGGGCGCACGTCCCCGAAATGGTGTCCTTTGCGAAAAAACCACACAGGAGGCAAGGAATGAAACCTATATACGAGCCGAAAGGCAAAGCGAAAGAATACGGCGACCTCGCCATCAACATTTACACAGGCTGTCCGCATCGGTGTTTCTACTGCTTTGCGCCGAACGTACTGCACCGGGAGCGCGAGAAGTTCCACTCGGAGGTGAAGCCGCGCGACGGAATTGTGGAAGCAGTACGCGAACAGTTGAAGCGCGAGGGCATCACGGGAAAGACCATACACCTATGTTTCACGTGTGACCCATTCCCGTTGGAATACGACAATCACGCACCGACGCGAGACATCGTGTTCGCGCTGAAGCAGTCGGGAAACCACGTCCAGATACTCACAAAGAACGGAGAGGACTCGCGAAACATTTTCGACCTACTCGACGGAGAGGACTGGTTCGGCGTAACGCTCGACGGGCAGGAGGACTGGAAGAACGTGCATATTTCTTGGGAAGACTCACGAATTGACGCGATCCGCGTAGCGCACGAAAAAGGCATCAAAACGTGGGTGTCTTTCGAGCCCGTCGTAAACGCAGACAGGGTCCTCGAATTGATAAAGAGAGTCGCGTCGTATGTTGACCGCGTCAAAATCGGCAAACTCAACTACCACCCGTCCTACATTGACTGGGCGCGCTTTGGAAAAGACGCGGAGGAACTTTGCAAGAGCCTCGGTCTTGACTACTACATCAAGGACTCTTTGAGAGCCTGTATGGAGGAAAAGAAATGAGTGATTTCGATTGCACCATTCGAGAAATAGCCGCAAAGATTTGCGCGGAAATCGTCGAGAAGCAGGACGACCTGATACAGAAGACAGTCCGCACAATCGGCGGCGTGGACTACCATCACATCACAATCGACAGAGCGCAGACGCTCGAAGCCCTGCAACTGTACGAGAACAGATTTGAGCAGCTTCCGTCCGTTCGCCCGGACATTCTCAAAGCCGCCGTCGCAAAATACGGACAGTCGGCGCAGGTCGATATGGCAATCGAGGAAATGAGCGAACTGACAAAGGCTCTTTGCAAGGAACGCCGGACGCAGCTTATTCAAGGAAAGCACGCGGAGGCGGTCAGCAACATCGTCGAGGAAATTGCCGATGTCGCCATTATGCTCTGGCAGCTTATGCTGATGTTCGACTGCGACGGAGAGGTACAGCGTCAGGTGGATTTCAAAACCACGCGCCTCGCCCAGAGACTTGCCGCAGGCGGAGGAAAGACGACCGTCGTGTACTGCGTAGATATTCGCGCCAAAAGCACAGGAAACACCGTCAAGACCATTATGGAGACCGACGATCACGACTGCGCTTACCGTATGGTCGACGAATATAACAAGCACTACGGGCGCGGCGGAGAGTTCACGAAGCAATACCCTCACAAACAGTTCTTTGTAGACGTTCACCAAAAGGAGGCGCAGGAATGATGGATGAATACATCAAAAAACAGGACGCGCTTGACAGACTCGACGCAGCCATAGTGCGCTCCACAGAAATCGGCGGAGGACACGAGGCGAGTGGGCTGGTAACCGCAAAATGTCAAATCGCGTCAATGCCAGCCGAAGATGTACTCAAGGTCACGAGATGTGAGAACTGCACCTATTACCACCCCGAAAAGGGTGGTTGGTGCGAGAGACACGATTTCGAGTTCGACGTCGGAGATTTCTGCTGTCACGGAACGCCGCGAGGAGGAACACAGAATGAATAAACACCCTTGCGGCTGGCTTTTCAAACTGCCTCATTTCTGCACAGGGCGAAAGTGTGAAACTTGCCCTTTGAAAAAGGAGGCAAAGAAATGAAGATGCCACCCGAAAGAAAAGACTGCTACGCCTGCGAGCATTGCGTGTATTTGGGAGAGGGCGGATATATGTGCGACCTCACCAACGACATCGTGATAGAAGACTGGCAGCCGGACGACGCATTTTATCATTGTGGCGGAAAGAATTTTGAAGCACAGGAGGAAAACAATAAATGAGACAAGACGACATACTGCCTGACGGCAGATTTGTAACCGATAAGCCGAACAACAACACTCAAACAATGCTTAACTACTCCTACGCAGGAAAAGATAATCGCGTGTATATTCGTTATGGAAACGGAGAGCAGGATATAGACCTCTGCGAATACATTGCGCAAATCGCCACAAGCAAAGGGTGCAAGCGAACTGCGAACGATATTATCGAGGGCGATTGTATGGAATGCGATTGCGAGGTTGCTGTGCTTTACGCCATCGCCGTGCAGGCGGCAGAACTTCGAGAGAAATTGCGGCTGTACGAGGACATCAACCCATCTCCGCAGGCTCTCGAAGGACTCCAAATGCGCAATGCACAAAGAATTATTGAACTTGAAGCGGAAGTTGATAGGTTAAAAAAGGACAATGAATATATCCTTATGCAACACCGATTTCAACGCAGACCAAGCGGCGATTCTTGGAATGATGTTATCGAAAAAGCAAAAGCCGATGTTACGTGGGCAATTTTTGACAATGTTGATGAAATCGCATATCGCTATCTTAATGATGCTGATTATTCGGCAGGAGATATGATATATGACCTTAACGAACTCAAAAAGAAATACACGGAGGGAAACCAAAATGTCAACGGGAATTAGTGGGCTTTACGAGAACACCAAAGGCGCAAAAGAAGATCGCGAAAGCAGATGGATAGCGTGCGCGGACGGTAGCGCATACTGTCTCAAATGCGGACGCGCACAGAGAGAACGGAGCGCGCGTTGCCCGAATTGCAACCGCGAGATGAAAGGAGAAGACGATGCCGGAAGAAAACAGCCGCCAGCGCGTTTATAACGTAGACGGAGGGCAGCTTAATCAGGAAGAACGCCTCGACCTTTTAAAACTCCTTGCCAGAGCCGGGTACTCGGTGAGGGTAGGTAGAGAGAAGCCCAAAGACAAACCCAACGGCGCGTACATCTATTTCGTAGAGTATTGGCGCGAAAATTAACGATAGGAGGAGCAAACGGTGGCAGATGCAGATAGATGCGTAGGATGCGGCGGAATACTGCCGGAGGGATACGGGTGGAGTCACGACATCTGCCCCGTCGAACGGAAAGACAATGTTCAAAAAGTTATTCAGACGCATTTTTCGGAAAAAGGTAAAAATCGGAAAAGAAGAACGCTTCGAGACGCTTTTCGCAGAGGCGGTAAAGGTGTCCCCGGAGTGGGTGAAGCGGCAGGAGAAAAGGCTCGTCGAGGTCGCTCGACGGGAGGACACGGTGACTGACGCGACCATCGTGATATACCGCGACAGACACGGAATGACGCTGGCGTGCCAATTCCAGAGAAGCGGCAAGAAAGCGAGGACACCGTGAGATACCAGACAGGAAAAAGCCCTCGAAACCAGATAATCGGGCTTCACAACAAAGAAGCCGGAGAGCAATTCGAGAAACTCATAATCGCGGCTTGCGATTTCTACCGCGACAACGGCATCGCGGAGATAGACAAAACCCCAGAGCCGATGAAAGCACTCTACCCGATAGATAACGGAAAGTTCGTTGCCTGCTTCACCAAACGGGCGCAGCCTGATTTCAAGGGGTGCGAGGACGGCGGACGGTGCATCTGCTTTGAGGCAAAGCACACCGAGCAGGGAGAGATAAAGCAGAGCGTGGTAACGGAGGAGCAAACGAAAGTCCTCGACCGATACAGCGCGCGAAAAGCGGACTGTTTCGTGGTCGTTTCGTTCGGCTTTTTCACATTCCACAAAATCCCTTGGGGGGTGTGGAAGAATATGAAGCGGATCTACGGGCGAAAGTATATGACCCCGGCAGACGCAGAGCAATACAAAATCAAGTTCAAATACGGCATACTCGATTTCCTCGGCAAAGCAGACTTGCGCCTGCCTTGCGACCAAGAGGGAGCGCAGGAAGCCGCGAGGAATGCGCTCAAAAGCGCAACATAGCAGAAAGGCAGGAGACATAAATGAGATTTTGCGATTATCCCAGCAACCTTATCCGAGAGGTATGCCCGGACATTGAGCCGCAGGAAAAACGCCCTGCGGACTTTGCGGAAACGCTGGCGTATCTGTTGGCAGGAATGCCCGAAAAGCATCAGGAAGTGATACGAAAGCGATTTTATGACGGGAAGACATTGCGGCAGGCAGGGGCGCAGCTTGGCATCACAGGAGCGCGCGTCCGCCAGATTGAGCAAAAGGCTCTTTCCTATCTCTGCCACCCGATGCGGCAAAGATACCTCCGATTAGGAGTGCGCGGAGTAATCGCACAGGAGGTCGAAGCGGCAAGGAAGCAGGCAGGAGAGGCGGTAGCGACGGCGATGGCGCGAGACATCGAACACCATAACGAAAAAATCGACCTTAATGACGCGGCAGCTTCGAGCATGAGCATCGACAGACTCGGTCTCTCGGTAAGGGCGCGGAACTGCTTGTCGCGGAGAGGGTGCGCAACCGTGTACGATATTCTCCGCCTCACGCCGGAGGAGTTTTGGAAGACGCGCAACCTCGGAAGCATTACGGGCGAAGAAATTATCGAAAAACTCGAAAAACTTCACTTCAAATGTGAAAAGTTCACAAATGCGCGTAGATTTTGAACTTATACTGACAATCTTTTACGCAAATATTTCACTTTTGCACCGAAAACTAAAATTTTTTACATAAACGGAGGACGAAAACAATGAGACTTTTTTCCACAGAACAGGTGAGCAAGTACCACCCCGACAAGGTATGCGACCAGATAAGCGACGCTATTCTGGACGCTTGCCTCGCAGAAGACCCCAAGAGCCGCGTGGCGTGTGAGACTCTTTTCAAAGAGAAGACCATCATCATCGCCGGAGAAATCACCACGACCGCGAACGTATGCTACGAGCGCGTGGCGAGACAGACGGCGGCGAAACTCGGTTACGAGTGCGACAGCATTCTCAACCTTATCAGCACGCAGTCGCCCGAAATTGCAAAGGGCGTGGGAGACGGCGAGGAGCAGGGCGCAGGCGATCAGGGAATGATGTACGGCTACGCCTGCAACGAAACCGAGAGT